TCACCTGATTACCTTCCTCAGCTTTTGCAAAAGCATGGTAACTTTCAAAATCATCACCAAATTCAGATCTTAATTTTGAATCTTTATCCCAGAGGATTTTTGCCTTTTGCTCAATTGGAAGATTGGCATCAATTTCCTCTTTTTGCTTTGATTCTGGTTCGATATTAGGCTCAATTTTTGGCATTTCAGATTCGCTTGTTTTTGAATTTTCCAGATAGTCAGAAGCTTTTTGTTTTTCTGCCGCGATTATTTTGAGAGCTAATTTCTCAGCAGTAATTGAACTGTCCTTTTTAGCTTCTGCTATTAAATCTTCATGACCAGGAAGAGCAGCGGACTCTATTGCTAAAATTCTATCTCGTTCATGTTTAGCACCATCAGCAAAGGCTTCTTTTTTAAGATCAGATGATACTTCTTGTATAATAGCATTGGTAACATCGGGAAATTCTTTTTTGATGTAATCGGCAGTTATTTCCTTTTTGGAAATATCTGCTTTAGTTTCTTTATTTTGTTCTTTTGACATAATTTGATTATTTGAATTAATTGAAATTTTTTGATTAAGATTGGCTAAAACCTCTTCGTAAGTTCCAAGAGCGTCAGCCATATTCTTATTAACTGCCTGACTTCCAATAACTACGCCACCTCCACCAAAATCAGCTTTGATAATTTCTGGCGTAATTGATCGATATTTGGCAATTGACTCGATGAAGGTTGATTCAAGATCATCTAGCTCTCTTCTGATTTCCGCTAAACCTTCCTTTGTTTTTGGATCTGCCCTTTTTAAGGCAGCATTACTTGAAACAATCTCGATATTTTTATAACCATTCTGATCAGGCTGCTCTTGAACTGGAATTGTGGTAACAACTCCAATACTTCCAACTAAAGCTGACGGATTAACAATTATCTTTTCTGTTGCTGATGCTAGCCAATAAGCAGCCGATGATCCATTCCTTCCGATATAGGAATAAATTGGCTTCCTGCCTCTGGCATTATAAATCATCTCAGCCATTTCCATTGGACCAACTGCGACACCGCCGGGAGAGTCAATATCAAAGAGGATTGATTTTACATCCTCATTGCTCAAAGCTTCTCGAAAATCCTTTGCCAAAGTTTCAAGAGAAGTGCCGCCAGCAAATAAACTAAAAAATGTATTTCTTGCTGTTATTGGGCCATGAATTGGAATAATTGCCGTGCCATCTCTTATTGAAACTGACCCAGTATTATCTAAATGCTTCTCTGATTTCGTTGATAGAGCTTCTTTAGAAATTGACCTTAAATAATCAGGCTCAATCGCCCAATATTTAGCTATCTTTAAAAGATCATTCATTTGTTTTTGTATTTTCTTGTTTATTCAAATCAGGATTAACAATTCCAGCATTTTGCTTCAACGCGTGTTCCTTTAGAATTTGCGGATATTTTCTTTCCCAATCACCGCCAGTTAGAATTGCTGTTTCTTCGGCTAAAGTTGAGATTCCCATATTAACTCTGAGTTCTGCTGCTTTAACTTCTTTTAGCTGATCAATTTGACCTCTTGGAGGGCCAATCCACTGAGCTCCTAAATAAGCATTTTTAATCAGATCGTTGTTGAAGAATCCTGGCGCTTTTAATAAGCCTTTAGCAATAGCCTCAGTTATTACCATTTCATAAATTGGCTGGCAAAGTTGAATTGATAGCCAACTTCTCCTGCTTGAGAAAAATTTCCATGCCTCAACTAATGCCGCTTGAGCTGCTGAATAACTAGCTGTAAAATGTTTGATTAGAATTTCAAAAGGTAGCTCTAAAGCTACACCAACTTGCCTTAATATTGCCTGAACAAAAGGATCAAATGCTTGATTTGGTCTTTTTGGGTCGGCAATTTCAATATTTTCATTGGGCTGCAGATCAAGAATTGCACCTGGTGCTAATTTATAATCTCCATCACTTTTCTTAGAGTAACTTTCATCGAGCGGTGTCATTGGAGCCAAACCTTGCTCATCTTCTGATTTTACAAAAACTGTAAACATAGAAGATATGACAGCCGCCATAATTTCTGCCTCAGTGTAGCGATCTAATTGTTTTAAGCTTTCAATTACCGGAGCTAAATATGGAACTCCTCTTGTAAGTCCTGGTCTGATTCGATTAAATATATGAAATACTTGTCTATTATCATATTTATCAAAAGCGGGGATTTTTACATATTTTTTAGCTTTCTCACTCTGATAATCATCTGGATGTTGGTTACAAATATGATAAGCAATTGGTGCTCCATTACTATCCATTTGCACACCAGCAGATAATTTGCCATCATCAATTTTGTAATTAGGGTTGCTGACTCTATCTGCCTCTACTAATTGCAAAGATAAATCAATAATCTTTCCTGATCTTGGAATATTTCTTTTTAGGATAAAAATATCACCGCTTTCTAAAACTGATCTTAAAATTAGATTTTGAATCTCGCTAAAACTTTGAGATCTAGTAATATCACAATCAGCACTTTCCGCCCAATTTCTAAAAATTCGCTCGGCACTTCTCTCAAATTTATCAAATTCATCTTCGCCTTTAAAAAATGGCTTTAAAATTTCTCGATCAATATGAGATTGAACTTTTAAGCCAGTTCCAACCACATTAGTAACAACTGTATTTACAGCGCCACAAGCAAGTGGAGCATTTCTAAGTAAATCACGAGACCTTTCTCTCAAGGATGGTAAATCAGGCAAAGTAACATTATCAGCAGATCCATCAGTCGTGTTCCAACTTTTAGTTTGCCTTCTATCTCTTCTAGCACCTGTATAGCCACCAGCAAGAGCAAGCCTTGTTCTTGCCTCTAATCTTTTTAAGCCAGTTTCTGGGTTAAAATAGGATATAGTTCTATCAAGCCAAGTTGCTTCAATTTTAGGAATTCTACTCATTTATTTAATCTTGAGGAATAATATTTCTTACTCTGATGCCACCTCGGCTTTTGCGTTTAATTTGCACCAAAAGTCTTTTTTCTCTAAGTTCTAAAATTGCCAAATCTGCTTTTTTAACTCGTTGTCCATTATAGCTTGCTTCTTGAGCTCCAATTAAAACATCAGATATTGTTTGCTGTACTTCGCCTAATTGTTCTTCTAGAGATTTCATGATTTTTAGTTTATTCCTTTGCTTCGAACTCTTCTGCTTCTTGAATTTGCTGCAGATTTATTATTCATAATTGGCGCATCAGAATTTCGAAGTGGAATTTCTGATAATTTGTGAGCCAACTTATTTAGATCTAATTTCCAATTTCTAACTAAGCCTCGAAGTGCCGCAAAAGCGTAAACTCGGCAATCTAACCCTTCGGTTGCAATTCCTTCTTTACGAGGTTGCCAAGTTCGAGTTGGTCTGCCTTTTACATATTTGGTTTTAATTACCTCAGATGTAATTTGGTTAAACCATTCTTGATCTCGCTCAATTGGAAAATGCCAATAACCAGCACCTGAATTTTCAATGCGAAGTCGTTGCATTAATGTTTCTTTGGCATCATTTACGCCAATTACATAAACTGGCTTTTTTAACCTTTTGCTCTGCGATGCGCGAACTGGCCAGATTGGAACTCCATTTCCATTAGAACTTCCTTTTATTGCCCAGAATCTTTTATATTTACGCTCATCACAATAATTGATGACATGGTCGGTATAATGACCACCTGAATCAACCGCCACAGCAGTAATTGCAAAATTTCCTAAATCTCGGCTATGGATAAAACTATGGCTCAATATTTTATCTAAATCATTCCATAAATCAGGAGTGGATGGATCACCATAAATTACCTGATAATCAAGCGACCAAGATTCCTCATCTTTACCCCAGCCAACAATTTCTAGTTCTAACCTGTTGTCTTGAACATCAACGCCAGCAGTTATTATTGCTACATCTTTTGGCAGATGTTTGCCGAAGTTTTCTCTTCTTTTTAATAATCCTGTTGGATCAATGGCTTCGCCACTCATATCCTCCCAAGTTTCTGCTAATTTGGTATTTGTCCAAACTTGAAGCCTTGGTGGATCTTTATGAACCTCGCTAAATTCCTTGGCAATATCACCAAAACTTACCCAGCCATGAGGCGAGTAAAGTGATGATAGATGAAAAGATATTGTTTTCTTGTCAGAATTATTAGGATTTTGAGCTATCCATTTGCCATTTTTTAATATTTCTGCTTTTTGATGATCTTCCCACTTACTTCCACATTTTTTGCATTTGTAATAAGCATTCTCTGGCTGTCCCTTTGGCCATTTGATATTTTTCCATTTTAATATTTGTAGCTCAGAACAATCAGGGCATGGAACAAAATAATATCTTTGATCTCCTTCCAAAAATGCAGTTTCAATGCGACTATAATTTTTAATAGTCGGAGTTGAAATCATGAAGATCTTTTTATTAGAAAATGTAGCAGTTCTTTGAATTGCTAGATTTACTGGATCTCCCTCTGCATTTGCATCATCTGGATAGCCATCAACTTCATCTAGAAATAAATATCTAATTGGCATTGACCTAAGTCCAACTGCCGAATTTGCTCCCGTTAGAATTAGAACCCCACCAGGAAATTCTTTCATTAGCATTGTATTACCAGAATCTCTACTTCTTGGATCTTGAACCTTTTCTTTTAGAGCTGGGCAATTTTCAATTGCTGGATCAATCCTCATTTTTGAGGTTCTTTTTGCCGTCTCTACTGTTGGGTTAACAATTAGCATCGGCCCTGGCGCATGATGAATTACAAAACCCATCCAATTATTTCCGCACTCAGTTCCGCCAATTTGCGCGCCTTTCATAAAGACAACCTTTTCACAAGGGTTACTTGGTGAAAGACAGTCCATTATTTCCTTTAAATAAGGAGCTCTATCTGTTCTCCATGGTCCAGGCTCTGCCGATGATACTGAGGTTAAAATTCTGTGATTATCAGCCCACTCGGAAACATTGAAATTTGGATCAGGCTTTAGACCTTGGCAGAAGCTTTTGAAATATAGATCATCATAATTTTTCATTATTGGATAATTCTTCTAAAGCTTTAACTAATTCTAATTTTAATAATTCCTTCATCTCATGAATATCAGTTTTTCCAACCAGTTGAGGAATAACTCGATCAGGAATATTTAATATTCTGTCTCTAGTCATTCTTGCAGTATTGAAGGCTGTTATTTTTACCTCATCTACTGAGATTAATTTTTTAGATTCTTTTTCAAATTGAAGCCTTGTTAATTTAGCATTATAAGCCTCTTTTATAGCTCGGCTTTGTTGGTAGCTTGGCCCTAGTGGTGCAGAATTATAACTATTAGATTCTTGCTTTACTTCTTCCTTTTTTGTTTCTTTAACTTGGGCTGGATCAGTATTTTTTGACCATTGTTTATCTGCTAATTCTGGATCAATTTTATCATTTTTATTTTTGGTAATTCTGCCGGCTTTTATTGCCTTTCTAACAGCTCCATCCGTGATGCCTCGATGCCGTGCATAAGCTCTTATTGATAGCTCCATATTCTTTCATAAATTCTTTAAATAATTTGATTAAAAGTTCGATAAATAAGTGCTAATTGACTTGATAGACAAAAGATAAGAAGCTATACTGTACAAGGCTTTAGAGCTTATTTATTAACTTTAAATTTTATCAAAAAATGAGCAAAATAGAAAATATATTACAAAAATTAGGGCAAAATATTCAAAATCATGAACTAAGATTAAAATATGAGCTCAATAGAGATAAAGTTGTTTATTTAATGAACGAAATTACCAGATTAAAGCAATATGAAAGAAACCTTATGATGCAACTTGATGCCTAATAATAATTAATAAATATTTTAAATATGGGAACTTGGAATCTACCTCAAAGCTTAGAAAAAGCTAAAAAATTACAAAATTTACTCAAAAAACCGCTAATCGCACTTGATGCAGAAAATAAGCTTTATGATCTGCTAGGTGATGACGATTTATTTGACTCCATAATTGAAGAGCGAAGAGTTTTTGGTGATGATCTCGATGTTAGAGATTTAGTCAAATCTTCACTAGAATATTTCTTAAAAAATTCTAAAAATGCCACTAATCCTTGGGATAAAGAAGCCTTTAAAATTTGCCAATCCCTAATCTAAATTTTCTATTAATTTTTCTACCTCATTTAAAAGTAAAAAAGCAAAATCACTTTCTCGGTTATGCTGATTGTTTAAATTGTCAACTTTCCTTTTGGCAATTTCTACGGCTTTTTTGCCATGTTCATTAACCAGTTTTTGTGCCTCAATTTTTATTGAATTATGATCCTTCATTTGCCTTTTTTAAAATATCATCAAAAGCCTCTCCTGTAACTGATAGGATAGCTTTTTTATTAGTTAAATTTTGCCATCTTTTAATGATAACATCTAAATATTTCTGATCTAATTCTATCATTCTGCATCTTCTTTTTGTTTGCTCTGCTGCAATTAAAGTTGAGCCAGAACCGCCAAAGGGATCAAGAATAATATCATCAGTTTTAGATGAGTTTAAAATAGCTTTTTTAACTAATTCTACTGGCTTCATTGTTGGGTGAAGCTCGCTTTTATTTGGTTTGTTAAAATACCAAACATCACTTTGATTTCTGTCTCCACACCAGTAATGGTTATTTTTTTCTTTCCACCCATAAAGTATTGGCTCATATTGCCTTTGATAATCTGACCTACCAAGGGTGAAATGATTTTTTGCCCAGACGATGAAAGTTGACCATTTACCACCAGCATCAATGAATGCTTTTTGCAAATTATGAAGCTCTGATGAACTCATGCAAATATAGCAAGCTCCCTTTGTAAGCTCCAAAATATTTGAACAACAATCAAAAAGAAATTTAGGGAAATCATTACCTAGATTATCATTTAAAATAGTTCGCTGACCTGATGCGTTTTTATATTCTTTGCCAGTTTTAGAGTTTTTCTTACCAATTAAATTATCCTTCATGGTATTTCCATAATCCACATTATATGGCGGATCAGTGAAGGTCATATCAGCCAATTCGTTTTCTAAAAGAAGCTGGTAAGTTTCTATTTTACAAGAATCACCACAAATTAATTTATGATCTCCTAGAATCCAAATATCTCCTGATTTTGAAATTGGGTTTTCCTCAGTATCTGGAATATTTTCTTCTTCCTTTTGCTCGCCATCTTCATAAAGATTGGCAAATAGCTTTTCTAGCTCCTGATCTTCAAAGCCAATTAAATCTAGATCAAAATTTTCTTCTTTAAGATCATGAAGTTCATTTGCTAAAATTTCTTCATCCCAACCAGCATTTTCTGCTAATTTGTTATCGGCAATAATATAAGCGCGCTTTTGTGCTTCGCTTAAATGATCAAGAATAACAACTGGAACTTGTGGTAAATTTAGTTTTTTGGCCGCCATTAATCTTCCATGGCCTGCAATTATTCCTTTAGATCCATCAATTAAAACTGGGTTGGTAAATCCAAATTCAATGATGCTATTAGCAATTTGTACTACTTGGTTTTCCGAGTGAGTTCTAGCATTTTTAGAATATGGAATTAATTCCTCAACTGACCTCATCTCAATATGGTCTGCCATTTTTGGCAAAAAATCATCCTTCATAATTCTTTTGATTCTGTTTTACATTTAGCCAAATACATTCCATCGCTAAGAACTCGCCATGCATAAGCTGCAACCAGCGGAACCACTCCATTTCCAGAGGCTCGAATTTCGTCCACCCGATTGGCCATCCCATCAACCAATTTGTGAATTGCGGGTTTAAGGTTATCTGGGATTCGTTCCCACTGCTCATAGCTCGTGGGGCTTGGCGGCCAAGCAGGGAGTTGGTTGGAACATTCTTGCTCTTCGCATTCCCATCCTTCCAATCCCTTGTTGTTGGCGTTGCCCATGATTTTACCGCATGAACGCTGTGATCCCTGAGTTTCAATTTGGCTGCTTTGCCATCCCTCCATTCCATTATTCCACCTTCGCCATCTGAGGCATTGGGAGTTCTCCAATTTATGGCAGTGTTTTTTAATCCCTTGCCATATCCCAGACTCGTACTTCCTGGTTCCATCGCTCTTGGTGTTGGCCAGTTCTGAACTTCCACTTCCAATCTCGCTTTTGGATTGTTGTTCTTGATCTCGTTTTGGCATGGCCCGTTGGCAGATGAGCTTCTCACTGTTGGCCACATTTTGACAGTTCTGGCAAGTCCCAGTGATCCGTCTTTGCCATTCTTGTTGATTTTCCTCAAACTTCCTGTCGAGGTCTGCTTGTAAGTATCGTTGGGAGATATTATTGCTCCCACTGTTGCATCCGATGTCACAACGGTAGGCCAAAATAAACAGTCGTTCTCTTTTATGAGGAGCGCCGACTTCTTGCGCTGTAAACAAGCCTGCCTTAACTTTATAACCCAAGCTTGATAAGTCATTTGCGACTTGCTCAAATCCCAATCGTAAATGTCCGCCGACATTTTCAAAGAAGCAGATTGGTGGTTCAATTTCTGTGATGAGTCGTTTAATTTCTGGCCATAAGTGTCTTGGGTCTTTTTCAGCAAGCTTTTTTCCTGCGACACTAAATGGCTGGCATGGATATCCTCCAGTGAGGCAATCCACTTTGCCACGCCAAGCTCTGCCATCGAAGGTTTTAAGATCCGTCCAAATAGGTGCTTCATCCAAGGTTTTGTCTTGCATGCGCGCTTCCAAGATTGCGCACGCAAAGGCTTCGTTCTCGATGTAACCGACTGTTCTAGCAGAGGGAACAGCCAGCTTGAATCCAAGCTCGATTCCTCCGACTCCGCTGCACAGGGATAAAATTCTGAAGGTATGTGAATCCACACTAAATTTTCTTAAAATATTTTTCGTTTAAAATAAAAAAGCGCGTACCAGAATTTAATTGGTACGCGCCTTGATAGGTCTAGTAATGATAAGGCTTGATGCCTATTTCTTGAAGTGAGTGCGTACCCCTTTTAAAAGGCTAACGCTAAAAAAGTGCTGCGGTGGGCGTTACCCTCGATGGATAAAGGCCCGACAGTACCTATTTTATTCTGATAATTTAAATAAAGAAAGGGAGCATGTTTACTAACAAACACTTTTGTTTACTATTTGCTCAAAACATCCTGTAAATTTCTTCTAAAGATCATGCCAAAGGAGTCATTGACTGCCTCGGTAGTGACCTCAACCATATCAAATCTCTTCTCAATATCAGCTTCTTTGCGAAGAAAATATAAGATCTTCAATCCTCCACGCTTACGCTGTGCTATTACTTCCTTGCCTGATTTTGTTCTCATCTTGAAGGCATCGCCTGCAAGATAGGCGGATGGAGTATTTTTTGCCGTCTTTCTCTTAACATCCTTGATGTTGTTGTAGATCGGTATTGCAAGCCTGCCATCTCTGGCTTTCTTTTTACCTCCAGTTTGTTGTAGGCTAGCAAAAGCTGCCATGGTGTAAATCTGGGAGGTTAGGTTTTTCTTATTTGCTGGCTTGATTCTTATGCTACTTTCAAATCCGCCTGATTTTTTGCGAATATGAAATTCATCCCTGATATGCTTTTTAACTTCCGCTTGTGACTTCTGCGCCACAT